AATGCTAATGTAGTATAGGTGGTTTTAGGACTACCACTCGCCACACTAGCCAGTCCATTGTCAACATAAGTTGTATCCGCTTTTTCCGTCGACATATTTGCCAATGCCGACTCTGTACTTCCCTTAAAAATATTAAAATCTGTCTTATCAAGTTTATTCGAAATAGTTGTTACAACTGCTAACGCATTTGTTAATGCAGTAAATTCACTTCTACTTTCGATTGCATCATCATCCCTGATATTTTCAAGCACATTAAAATTAAAAGTAAAGCTTGTTTGAATTTCTCCACTGGTGCCATAAGTAGTTATTTCACACGCCACTGATCCAACGCTAGTTAATGTTTGCGTAGTTAGCAACACGCTTAACTTATTAGTAATTGAGACATCTAATACACAATCTAAAAATACATTTGTTCCATCAGCTTTTTTGAAATATATTCTTGATGTTGTACTAGTTAAAACATGACTAGCCGAGTTGTTAAACAAATTGATTATAAATTTATGACTATTAGTATCATTTTGTTTAATATTGATTGAGTTATTCATATTTATCTTATTAGCCAAATCTATATTTATAGTATGGTCTATTGTATTTATCATTTGCGTCACTCCTTTATATTACTGGATACTGGTTAATTTCTTTTAAAGATAAAATAGGTGCTCCACTTGCTAAATTCATAATAAATTTGCTAGGATTTTCGAGGACATAATTATCTTTTGTTAAATTAACATATGCCCAAATTGTACTAAAGTCTATTGCATCAACTCCATAAAAGGACATATCCTGTATTCCTGTACAAAGCCCTTTTATTTCTCCTGTACTTTTACTATAGTATATTGTCATACTCGCTTCATGTTCTGCTATTGTGGCCATTTTTACCTCCCTAGGCAGTAACTCTATACAATATATTCATGCTGCCTCGCCAGTCTGGTGCTCCCTCCGTTTCAGGGTTTCTAACTAACATATTTGCCTTTACCTCAAACCATCCTTCCGCCCTATTTTCCGCAGTCATTTCTGCATTTGCTGAAAATAATAAATCTGTAGGATTAGCTGGAAATATATTACCAGTCCACCAACTAAGCAAATAATTTTTGCCTATAAATTCCGAAGGCAATTGGATTCTTACTGTAGATAAGCTTTCCACGTTTGATACAAACCCTTTGAAAAGAAGATAATTATAATCCATGTTTGTACTACCTACATGCTTTTTAAATCCGTCTGCGCCCATATGCGTATAATCTTCACCGGCATGAGATACAGTAATACCTAGTTCATCAACATTTACAATATTAGATATTTTGTTAAACCCTATTTTTACATTAGCCGCAGTCTGGGCAATTGTAGAACTTTGTTCTTCTGTAATCTTTTCCCCTAGATCATCGATATATTCCTGTGAAGTTCTAACTGTTGATGTAATAGCTTTCGCGGTAATTAGTAACTCTGCATCATCTACCCTTCCAGTTAGATCATCTACTGCAATTGCTGAAAGTCTTATTTCTTCTTCATTTTGGAATACTGTAGTTTTAGTTGTTGCTAAATCTGCTTTTGTTTCTACTATTGCAGCCTGGTTATAAGCTATATTACTATCCATTTGATTAAATCTATCACTTATATTATCTTTAAATTGTCCTAACTCTATTTCTTCAATAACACCAGTTATTTCATTCTTTTTAATTTTTATTACTCTAGCCGTTAGATCTACTTTGAATATCTTATGCCGGATTATTACACTGTCGCCCATTTCCCAAAACAGTAAATCCTTAAATTTAGCATATTCTATAGTCTTAGATAAATCTATAAAATTAATTGTATAATTAACAGTTGGCTTATCTATTGTCCCCCATAATGCTAACCCAGCATTTTTAAGTTCTGTAGCATCTTCAATCTGGTCGAATTTAATTTCTTTTGTGATGATAAAGGGGTAATTATTTACGAGAGGACTTACTAAATAGCTACTACCACCATTTACTAAATCAATCTTAGCACCATCTTTACCTGTAACCTTAATTCTAGTAGCTACGTTGCTCCAATCCAAGTGTTGTGTAAACCCGTCTATATCTTTACCATAACTTATTAATCGTCCTGTATCCTTACCTAATCTGCTTTTAACAGATATAATAAAATTATTACAGTCTAACTCACCTTTCCATAGTGGTAAAATTTTATTGTAAATGCCAGCTGTAGGGCTTTCTGATACAAAATAAGCAGTATTTAATCCTAAATTATCACACGTTCCCACGCCAAACTTAGGATTAATTGCTATTGCTATTTTTAAAGCATCTGTAACGCTCTTATTTTCTGCCCTTGTATCTTCATTAAAGTCATTATTCAAGTCGTAAAAAATGTGATTAGCGGTAACCGTTACTGTGCAACCATCGCTTTGTATGTTATTTTGTAATGGTATCCGATATAATTGGCCACCAGCTCTTATAATATTTAAACCTACAATATTTAAATATTTACCACGTTTATCTATAGGATATTCTAGTTCCAGGCTACGAGTTTTATTCATCTCATATGTACTAACACATAATTTAGCTTCGTTTAGTACAGCTAGGCCATTATTCCCAAAATCGGTAGTATTAGCATCGTAAATATTAATCACTTACAACCACCTCAAATTAGGGGTAATTTCTACCTTTGTTACTGTGCCAACCCAACTAATAGTGTTAGTTCCAACTTCTAAAATCGGGAATTCTCCATTCATATCACTATTTTTATATACTAAATCCTTGAAAGCATCTTGTAAATTACTATCTAAAGTAACATATCCGCTAATATTATTTAAATATATGTTTATATCATTAATGATAAGCGTAATAGAGCCTGTACCGAATAATTTTATAATCGGTCGGCTAATTGCACTACCACTATTAAAAATCGTTCCTACGCTCGTTAAAGTGATTATAGGGTTATCAATATTTTTTTTCTTCGGTTGACACTCAAAAACAATTATAAATTTATGAAATTCTTTTATGAATTTTTTAAATTCAATTTGATTTATTATTGTAACCTCATATGCTTTATCAGGTTCGTTTGAAAATATTATATCGCCTGATCCGGTAAGCCAACTGCATATAAAATCTAAATCTTCTAAATTCCTTATCCAACACTCCACACTTTTAATAGTGCTTTTGTAGCTTCCTAAATCTTCGGTTATAAAACCGTCTCTGCCCTCTATTTCTATTTTTTTTATATCTTTAGATGCTCGAACTATAGAGGGTAGCGTTTCGATTGTTAGATAATCTGTACTTAAAATTTTTTTAAAATGAAAATAAGGCATAACCATAAGTTATCCCCTCCCTAGATTCTGTTGTTTTAAATAATATTGTAATTCTACTGCTAATGCTGCAACATCTTGTTGCCTTGCATTAACAAAGTTTTCTATATTTAAGCTTAGTTCATTTCCATTTTTATTGCCTTGTGAATTTGCTAAAACACCCTTAGCCACCTCTTGCGCTGTCTTTGTCATTAAATCCAAACTTGCTTCATGGTTTAAAATTTGTGATCCTTTATTTAAATTATAAACCTCATATCCTCTTTCGTGAAGGGTTGTTAATCCACCGTCAAAGTTTTTATCACCTGTCCATTTAGTCTTTATTGGCGTGTAAAGAAGATAAGGATTAAGATTTTTGTCCTTTGCGACCGCTGCGGTTTTATCTCCTAAACTCACATATTTAGTTGTTATAGTATACGTTTTATTAGTCCCAGTTGGGTCTTTAAACCATGCCTTAATTTTATCTAATGTTTTTATTATTTTGCCTGTAGATTCGTCTATTTTCCCCTCATTTTCAGAATTCATAGACATAATCTTTCCAACAACACCACTTCGCATTATTTGTGCTTGCTCAATTGTCATTAATTTTTGTCTTTCTGCATCTTTTATAAGACTATCCGCCATTTTTTTACCCTGAGGTGTCGATTCATCATAAGTAGCTTTTATTGCTTTTACAGTTTTATCATACTGTTCATTTGCTGCTTTAATTGTACCGTCTCTGCTTTTATTAGCATTTTCTATTTCTTTTCCCGCTTGCTCTGCGGTTACTCTTGTTCCATAGGCTTTCATTCTATCCAAGATAACTTTAGATTCAGCTTCACTTGCAGATAATACCGTAATTGCAGTTGTTTTCTTTCTATTCTGGATTACTTTAATAGCTTCTTCCTCAGCTAATGTTAATGCTCTATTTTCATCTTTTGATTTTTGATAAATAGCGAGTATTTCTTTGGTTGCTTTATCTTCTTCTGCTTTCTCTGCCACATTATCAGACTTCATTTTAAGTAATGCTTTTTCTTCTTCAATTTTTGTTAATACTTCGCTTTTACCGTAGAATTCAGTCATAGTTTTATATTCATCTGCAAACCTTTTATCAATAGCAATTTTTACAGTCTCGTTCATTGCATTATATTTTCCACTAACATCTGTAACTATTTGCCCTGTAATTGTTGTGCTATTTAAATATAATTTATTTAAAGCATCTGTTGACCCTTTATCTAATGCTAAATAACTTTCAACCGCTTTTTTAGTACCTTCGCCTATTTTGGTTACAGTAGTATCATAGCTTATAACTATTTGGCCATTAGCATCTTTTATTTGTTTGCTTGTTGTTACAACACTATCTGCGAATAAATTTACTTTTGGAATAACTTCTTCATCCATACTCTTTTTAATTAAATAACCTGTACCTACAATTGCTGCACCTGCTACAACAAATGGAGCGGCTGCTATTACTGCGGCGCCTAATCCTCCTGCTAGTCCTGCAGCTCCAAGTCCTGTTGCTCCTGCAACTCCTGCTGCTCCAATTCCTGTTGTTGCTGTGCCTATTCCACCTATAGCAGCAATTGCGCCGCCTGCCATTGAGACAATTCCACCTATACCGCTTACAAATCCACCTATTCCAATTACAACCCCGCCCAAAACAGTTGCTACACCACCAATGGCTATAGTAATTAATCCAAACTTAGCAATAGATGCTTTTGTACTATCATCTAGACTATCCCATCGTTTAGTTAAGTCCTTGATAGTTGACGCTACATCTTTCATAATAGGGGCTAATTCCTTAGCAACACTTTCACCCAGTTCTGCACTTGCTAAAGTTACTGAGTGCCATGCTTTTTTCATTTCAGCCGTATAACTAGTCATATTTTTAGCTGTACTATCTACGGTCCCTTTACTATTTTCTAATATTTTTAAAAAATCTTCATATGCAAATCTTCCGCCTTTTATTGCATCTGCTAAATCTGGTCCTGCTTTTATCCCGAATATTTCTATTGCTTTAGTTGTAGCTGCAGCTAATGTTGGAGTGTTTTGTATATCTTTGAGCACTTTTTTAAATTCTACACCACTGTCTTTCCCTGCCTTACCCCAATTTCCAATAGCTTTTTTCATACCACCAAATGCTAACTCTGTGTTTACTCCGGCTTTTTCCCAACCACTAAATAATGCTATGGATTCCTTCGTATCAAACCCTAATGCTCTCATTGGTGCTCCGTACTTGGCTAAACTTTCACTCAACACATCTACTTTTATACCACTTTTTTGACTTGCCATAGTTAATAGATCTAAAACTTCTTTATATTCTGTTGTTTTAATCCCAGCATCTCCCATAGCTCTACTAACTAAAGCAACACTTGTAGTTACGTCCACTTTATTAACTTTTGCAAACTTCATAAAATCTAAACTTGCTTGTTTTAATTCATTCCCAGTTAGATTTAATCTTACACTTACACTTCCAACTGCTATTCCTATATCTTCAAAACTATTTGCACTTTCTCTAGCAACATCTTCATAAATACCTTTTAAGTCCTCGAATTGTTTACCAGTCGCACCAGTTAATCTTGCAATTTCATTTGTTCCAGTCTTGACTTCTTCGTAAGCCTTCAAACTTCCTGCACCTACAAGCCCAAATGCAGTTGTAATTGTAGCACCTACTTTAGTAATATTGCTACCAACAGTCTTAATTTTAGTTCCTACATTATTAATTGACGTTCCAGCGCTAACCATTGCATTGCCAGCTACTGTCCACCTACTACTTTGTATCGCTATTTGTACATTAGTAGTAGTGAGTGTATTTCCCATATTAGATAAACTTGCTCTTGCTAAATTTAATCTTTGTTCTAAATTTTGTGTAGCTGCAGAATCTCTACCAGTTGCGGTAACACTTCTGTCATAAGCTGCTTCTAAAGCATTAACTTTATTCTGTTGTTGTACCATAGCACTTGAAAGATTGCTAGATTTTAGCTTTAAGCGATCTAATGCTGTTCCATTTAATCCAATTGCAGCAGTATTCATTTTAAATTCAGAATTTAAAGTTTTTAGGTTCCTATTTATCTGTGTCATTCCTGTTGTAAACCCGCTAGCATCCATTCCAATACTGACTCCTAATGCACCAATATCCTCTGCCATGTATTTCCTCCTTTCTTACAAAATAAAAAACACCCTTTCGGATGTCTCTTTAACCCTTGCTTTTAAGTTTTTTCAGAATTTCTCTTTGTACTTTTTGTGCTTTCATATCAGATATACCCTTTGCAATCCCTAAAGGTATAGCTAAAGCAAATATAAAAAATAAAATAACTATAATCATAATAATCACTCCTTAACCTTTTTAATATAATTATACCATTTTTGCTATAAAATATGCTTTAATTACAAATAATTATAGTCCTGCATCATCTAGCATTTGTACCTGGGTCTTAACGCCTTTATTCGCTTTATAGCTTAATAATTCCAAGTAATAATAAAAATCCATATCTTCTATATCATTAAGGGTCCACCCATCTGCCATTAATCCTAGGTATGTTTCTTTAATATAGTCAATTAAATTGAATTTCTCTCCACTGGAATTATTACTCTTTGGGAAATGTATCTAGTATGCTTGTAACACCATGTATTACCTCTTCAACTGATTTGCTATAGGTTGAAAATAGTTTATCTGATTCAAGGCCATTGTAAAGTTCATCTCTTGTGAACTTGTTATTATATATTTGGCATATAAAATCTACAGCTATATCTAATGTTTCAGGTGTAAAATGACTAAAATCAACTTCTTTTTCTATTTCTGTTGCCCTTCTTACAAGTAATGCTTTTGGTTTATTGGCCACAAATGTCCTCACTTCTACTATTTCTTCACCTTTTTCGTCTTTCCCCGTTATAAAATCTAATTTTATTTCCATATTGTTAATTACCTCCTAAATTTCAATTTTAGTTATAGTTGGTGTTACTTTTATATCTGTTTTGTCTTTTATCTTCTCATTAAATTCTTTGAATATATTACTATTTATTATTTCCAGTACCTCTGCCATATTGTCAGCGCTAGTTTCTATGTCAAATTCAAGTTTGAATTTCATTTTACAATTCATAAATACCTCCTGATATTTATAAGAACAAGAGGACATCTGCCCTCTTGTCCTTAAACTGTCACTGCTCCACCAACTGTTGTTAAAAAGTCCGTTATTGCTGAACCTTTTGTATCTTCATCCGCTACTGTTTTCCACACTCCAGCATTGTTAGCAATTGCAATTCCTGCCGTCTTTGGAGTTTGAAAAGTTGTTTTATCTTCTTTTGTTTTAGACTCTTCTTCAATCTCTTGGAATTTAACTTTATGCAGCCAAACAAATCTACTTTTATCATTACCCTTAGTTCTTTCATACCCTATCGCAATATAAGGTGCTTTGTCATTAACGTTATACACTAGTATGCCTGACGTTGCATCAAGAACATGTCCTAAAAAATCTGCTTGTACCTCTAAAGGCATGTCTTGTGTTTCAAAGTCTACGGCTATATCTCCTACGGTAGTGGCTGTTTCGACTACGTGATCATCTGCATATAATGAAGCCGCATCAACCTTTGGCGCTACCTTAATATTGATAAGTGGTGGTGCTGATTTTACCGCTGCATACGTTTCTAATATTTCATCTATCATTACCGCATATACTAATTTTTTTACACCTGTGGTTGATGAATTTACTATTTCTCCTGCCATTTATAAAACCTCCTCGAATTTTGAAACCCTAATAACTTTGTGATATATTCCTGTATCTTTTTCGTACATTTCTGTAACATATGTGCGCTGAAATTCAGCCTGTTTTAGTGCTTCTAATACACCATCAACTAAAGTGGTGTAATCACCCATTGACCATACATCTATTTGAATATAGTTACCTGTACTTGTTTCTTTGTTATCTGCATAACTTGATCCATTCTCTAAATAGTTAAAAAAGGTTATATAGGTTGTTTCAGTTCCATCATAGGTTTGGAATGTTACTGAAACTCCTAAGTCTTTTAAGGCATCAATAATTTGTTTATTCATAATCCAAGACCTTTTCTAAACTCTTTTTTTAATATTTCCATTGCTTCACCTTTTTTTAGTATATAAGCATTTTGTAGAAATGGTCTTGCAACCATTTTAGAGGTACCGAATTCTATCATTTTCATATAAAATATTTCTGAAATATCCCCTTTTTCTATGCCTATTATTACTCTTTTCGTGTCACCTTTTGTATATACTCTACTTACTTTTAATCCCGCTCTGCCATCACCGCTTACATCATAAAATAAAGTAGTTTTTGCTGCTGCATCTAAAATAGGTTTTGCCGCAGCTAATATTGCTTTATTTTCTATTCTTTTACCTCTCTTGCCTAATTCTTCTACTTTATTAAGCAACTCCTGCATACCTTGTAATTCAATTTCAGCCATCTAATTCACCGCCATTGCATTTATTTTCATAAATTGATTTTTACCAATCTTAGCAATCGACTTTATATCTAAAATGGAATTTAAATATTTTATCCTGAATAATTTGGTAATTGCAGTAGTCTCTGTGCTTATATCTTGGTCCAATTCTTTCATATATCTCAATTCAAATTTAACTGTGCTTTCTGATTGAACTGCTGCTGCTGCATAATATTCGCGACCTTGTAAGTCATCCCTGCTTACCCAAATCGGCTTAAAATCAACCCATGCTTTTTCATTGAAACCATTAGCGTTAACTGTATTTGTAAACTTTTGTATTGTGATCCTTTTATTTAATTTACCTATGTCTATTTAGCCCACCTACTTTATTCATAAGTTGCATATTGCATTTGAAACAATATACCACTTATAATTAACCTTATTTTTTGACTGTCTTTAGTAACAAACGTTCTGTTATCGTAGCAATCTTGTATTATTACTAAGCAACATAACCTAGCTTTTCTTTCAAACCTTTTATTTAAGATTTTTATATCATAGTTTTCAGTGCCTAATGCATCAATTAAATAATCCTCACTTGTTTGAATAAGTTCGGTAATATATTCAATCTCTGCCGCTTCTTCACCATCATATTTAATAAAATTTTTAACCTCTTCTATAGTCAATATTATTTAAATCACCTACTTTTAAAAGTAAAAGGGTTTTTACACCCTTTAAATTATACTAACTTTATTAATAATACTTTTATTGCTTCGATGTTTTGAGGTTGGATTTTACCATCAAATCTGAAAATGCCTTTTAATTCAGTAGTATCTTTTCTCCAAGTATCTCCACCAACATTAGTAGTAGCTACTGACATCTGTCCTCTGTCATACATTGTATAGAGTTGTTTAAGGTCTCCTACGATAAAAGGTGTTAATGTATTTACATCAACTACAATATTAGCTAAAAATTTCTTAGGAAGTTTGATTATTTCTCTTCCTAAAAATGAAAATCCACTCTTTTTAGTAACATCAGGCATTAAATAAGGCTTTCCTTGTGTATCCATTAATCCATCAAGATAGTCATAACCATCAGAGTTAGTAAATATCTTAATGTTATCGCCTGTTACTGTTTCTAGATCAGAATTAAAAACAGTTTTAAATTTCTTTATTGCTATTTTATCACTTGCAAATACTGTTGTGATTTCTTCGGTTCTTGATAGTAACATACCAGTTGTTGGAGTCGTAGCTTCTGTTATAATGCCCTGTGCACTCTTTATCCCTGTACCATGTAGAGTTTGATATACATAAGTATTTAACTCATTTTCTGCAATCCATTTAACAATATAAGCATAAATATTAGCAATAGAATCTTCTAATAATTCATTAGTTAGCGGAATATAACCAGCATATTTTCTAACTAAGTATGCTAATTCATCAAAGGTTGGTTCGTATAGTGCTTGGATATCTCCGCCCTCATCTACACTTGCAAATCCAGCTGCTTCGGGTTGATTAACTGCATATGGTCTTGATCCTTTAAGAGTTGATACTGGCTCTATTGTGATATATGGTCTAATATCAAACATTCTAGTTGCATCTTGATATACTTTTATTTCCGTTACTATATCAGAAGGAATTGCAACTCCGCCTTTTGTTCTATCACCCTCTAACACTAAGTTTGTAATTTGTGACATTTCCTCAGCTGTTGCTTTTCCTAACAATGCTTTTGCAAATACCAATTTATTCATTTTAGTACCTGTTGCTTCTGATCCTGTTTCTACTCCCGCTACTGGTTTTTTACCTGCTGCATTTATTTCTGCTTCCTCATCTGCTTCGATCTGTAACTGTGAATCTAGTTTTGCTTTTGCTAATTTGATTTCATTTGATTTATTTTGTACTTCTTCAATAGTTACACCTTCTTTTTTGTTTAAAACCTCTGCTTCATTTCTTAGCGTATTTAGTATTATTTTTAATTCTGCTGATAATTTCATTTAATCCCATCCTTTTGTTTTAATTTTTGGTATAAAAAAAGAACTATAATGTTAATAGTTCAAGTTGTGCTTTTGCTAATTTTAAGGCTGCATTTTCAATGTTTTCATTTTTAACTTTATTTTTTTCTGTGAATTCATTTCTTATTTTATCTATAATATTTTGAGGTAATAATCCATTACCGGTACTTGCAGCAAACTTATTTTCTTTTTCAAACATAATGCTATCCGCAAACCCCTTTTCTTTTGCTTGTTGTGCTGTAAGCCAAGTTTCATCCGCCATAAGTTGTAATACTTCATCCTGGGGCAACCCTGTTTTTAATACATATGCATTTGCTATACTTGCATCAATATTTTTAAGTACACTTGCATCTTGTGTTAAGTCTCTATTGTCTCCCCTAGTTTGCATTGCCGAATTATGGATCATAATTTGTGCGGTAGGGGAAATTTGTAATATATCAACTCCCATTGCAGCTACACTTGCAGCACTTGCAGCTATACCTACAATTTTACCAATACTTTTACCTTTGTAATCTTTTATTGATGTATATATTTCAGAACCTGCGAATACATCACCACCGCCGCTATTATACACAACTTCGATGTCTTCGCCATTAGCATCTTCTAGTGCTTTATTTACACCAACAGGGCTAGTGTGTTCTATGTCTAACCATTCATAAATCCATGCATCACTACTACTTACAATTACACCTTTAATATTTATTTTCATCTATTCACCTCCTTTACTTTTGAGTGTTTTTTGTATATTGAGTTCCAACTAAATCAAGAGAAATATAATTCCCATTTCCTATTAACATATCAGCCTTAGGGTCATCTATATAAGGTAATCCTAGTTCTTCTGCTGCTTGATTTGGTGTTATCATAAAGTTTTGAATTTGCTTCATAAGAACATCCGCTTGTTCAATTGGATTTAATTTAAATAATGCTTTAGTATCAACTTCTAAGGTAACACCATTTCTTTTTTCATTCGATATTAATAATTTTCTAGTATCTTCTTCATTATATAATTTAAAAATAGGTTGCATAGTATTTGTATATAAAGACTGTTGTTGAGTTGTACTATTAGCATAACTACTTTTGCTATAGTCGTTTATAAAGTTAGGGCTTACCCCAAATGCTGCGGCGATACCTAATGCATTTGCTTGTTTTAATACGCTAAATTCTGCATCTACTAGCTTACTATCTAGTGTTGTTGCCGTTAACCCAACTGGTAAAGGTATAAATGTTCCGGTACCAACACTTGAAGAAAAGTTTTCCATATTTGCTACAAGTGCTTTTTCTCCTTTTGGGTCTAATTCTCCTGTATAATATAAGAGTATTTTTGAACTTTGCATATTACCCTTATAAAGTTTTTTTAAATAATTTTGACCGCTTTGTGCTGTTTCTAACTGGTCAATTAATATGTCTTTAATGCTCTTCCCTGTTATTCCATCAAATGTTATAGATGACTTGTAGTGTAGTATCTCGCTCATACTAAATCTATATTGCTTGCCTGTTTTAGAATCCTGCCACACATACCACATTGCATTTACTTGACCAAATAATCCCTTATCATCCATCCATATCGTAATCTCATTGCTAGGCAATATCCATAAAGCTTTAAGTTTACCGCCATCTCTACCCGTTATGTATCGCTCTGCATATACATAAGCATTACCGTAATGGTTTCTATTAAGTTCAATAGATTGTTTTAATGTACTAGCAGTATAATATTGATTAGGTTCAATATTTAATAAATAATTGAGTTCATTATCTAATACTCTTTCTTTACCTTTTTTATCATCAATCTTATATTTTTTAATTTCAAGCTTACCCATTATTTCGCATAAAGTTTTCATACATATAAAATAAGTAATCTCACCCATTTTGTCACCAGTACTTGTTCCATCAATACCCATAGAACTTAGAAATTCAGGACTATTAAGTGTCATAGTTGTATTTTTAATATTTGTTTTTGTATTTCTTCCAAATAATTTCATTTATTCACCCCCTCTCACCCCCTTGTTTTTGCAATAAATAAACCTAATAGGATAAAAAGTATTCCTAAGAGGTAGTAAAAAGCTATCATATTAGTGATATAAGTTGCTAGTAAAATAAAAATAGCACCTATAATTAGTAATATTTCTGCTAATATAGTGCCAATAATATTTATAAAGTGTTTCATTTCACACCTTCTTTTTTAAAGAATCTATTTATATAGTCCTCTGTTAATTTTGGTGGCTTCGGTTTATCGTCTACTAATTCAGTGTGTCCAAATATTAATACCACAACCATATCTATCCTTTGTTTATTTTTATCTTGTTTATTTAACATTTCATCATCAGCTTTTCCTACACTTGTAGTAGCATTATTCATATTCCAATCAAGTAGCTCATTTTCAGCATACTTAACTTTACCATCATACATTTTTTTTCTGAATTCCTTTGTACTCGGGCTTAAGTTTGTGTATGTCTGTTTTAATTTAGTAACATCATAATCCTCGGCTAGTCTTCCAACCATTTCGCCAGCATTCATTGGATCTGTTATTATACTATCTATTTCACATTCAAAATTATGTTCTATCTTTCTTACGTACTTTTCAACTAGATCATAATCCACCGTCATGCCAGGATGAATTTCACAATATTTTTTTCGTTTATATTCTCTATAGTCTATATTCTCACGTCTATCATCTAAATTGTCTGTAGGTAAAAATCCATATGAGTGACAGTATAAAATACCTTCATCCTCAAATACTATACCAACTGCAGTTAGATCTGTAGTCACTGATAAATCAATTCCTATTTTTACTTTCTTACCTTTTATCTTTTGTCTAAACTCTTTAAGAGTTATTCTACATTTCTTCCAATATTCTATATTCACATACTTGTGTAATTCATCAGTATCGAGAAATATATTCATATTTTTAGTAAGGAACTCTTTTTGTTCACTAGTTTTTACTTTTGCGGTTTCACGATCTTCTCTTATTTCTTTGTAATTTTCTTCAACTCTTAATGGATTAGCTTTATAAAGTCCTTCATCGGTCCATGCTTCTTCTTTGCTGCAATAGTATAGTAAACAAAATAGTCTAGGATTTTTTATGGTACCATTTAAAACTGCTCTATCATATTCTAATTCTTCTAGCATTATACTGTCACTATTAGCATATGCAGTAGTTGTCTTGATGCAAATGGGATTCATAACGCTTAATTGCCCTTTGCGCATAGCTTGTATATTATCATTGCTTGTAAATGCTCCAACTTCATCCGCTATATAACACGATGGTCTTATAGAGTTGTTTTTATCAGCCTTGGAAGTCCTTGGAACAAAATAACTTTTAGTCAACTTGCATCTTATAATACCTATTTCACTTTCAGATACAAAAAAATGTTTTGAAATAGCTGGACTAGCACTTATTAATTGTGCCATTGCTTTCCTTGTTTCTTTTGCTAAGTCTCTATCAATACATATACTATAAAATTCCGAAAAGTTTTGTTCTGTAAGCATTAAGAGTAAAATTATTAAACCGCTTAAAAAAGTTTTTGCATTTTTACGAGGTATAAATAAAACTATATCTCTGTATCTAAACTTTTTAATATTGTTTTTATATCTCCATCCAAACAATGCACATAAAAATAAGGACTGGAAGCCTTCCAGTCCACTTAATACTTGTTTACCTGCTACAAATCCTGTTGCATAGTTAAATAGTTTTAAAAGATTATTTATTTTCTTAAGTTCCTTTTCTTCAAAACAAAATTCAAATTTTTCATCATATTGATTTTTATTATAATCCTCTAAAAATACTGTACATTGGACTATGACCTCAACTGTAGTTACCTCTCTAGCTTCTATTACATCATTACAATATTTTAGGGCACGTTCTAGTAGTATCATTCATCATCGCCACGCAACGCTCTTGCAACCGGATCATCTTTTTCCATTTCTGAATTTAATTTTATATTTCCAAGTTTTGCTCTAGCCGCAGGCGTTAATGATAATTCATTACAACATCTAAAAAAGTCAGCATCATAATTCTTTTTATTACTCATTAGAGGATTTTGTACTAATAGTAATCTAGGATTATCATTAACCTTTTTCTCTATAAATTGTAATCTGCTAATAGCAATTGCACATTTAGCTAGAATAAAAATATCTAAGTTACTTAAAAGTTTACTTGCTTCAAGTTCATTTTTTATATAATTAAAGAGATCTACTTGATTTTTGTCTAAATAATCAGGGGGATCTATTTTATCAGAATTTCCTTTTAACTTTTCTTCATTGTCTATTCTATTTTGTATTTCTTCTTTAGTTTGCGAACATTCCGATAATACTATTGCAGGTTTAGTTGGTCTTGCCAAATTCAAAACCTCCTTTTATTTAAAATTTCAAAACTTTCATTTTACAGATTAATTCTTTCTGTTTGATTCCATACGGTTTTTTAAAATTACTTCAAAACTTTTTCGACCGCCCCCCCACTATCCAAAATCTTTCTCATACCTCTTAATTAAATCATTTAATATCTTTTGCATTTCTTTTCTCTCTCCGTTCTTATATGCAACATGCACTTCCTTATGGCTACTATCACTAAGCCACACTAAGTTGTCTAGGCGATAGGCCTTGTCCTTATCCTCTGCTATCTCAATGACATGGTGTGATAAACTTCCACCAACCATTTGGTTATGTATATAGTAAGCATATATATCTAAGCCAACAAACTTGTTACGACATATCTTAGTTAACTTCTTCCACCGTCCTGTTGCATAGAACGCCGTGCTCTCTTTGTTCCTGCTAAACTTATCGTAGTTACTATTGCGTTCACTCTTAGCCTTATTCATGCAGCCATTGCTACACTTACTATCCTTGCTTATATGCTCATACTTTTCTTTACATGTTGGACATACTTTGTATAACACACTCTCACCTGCTATCTAATTATCTTAGCGCCTTTGGGTATGTTCCATACTTCTTGCTGAAACGGGATACTATGTCCTGTACAATCATCTCCACTTGCTAAGTCCATACCTAAAACATATATACCTTCTGCTCCATTCTCTTTCGCCCATTCATTAAAGCGAATGATTGCCAACCTTGTTACTTCATCATCAAGTATCATTTGTTTTTTAGTCATTGCTATATCTTGTATATTCCTTTTCTTATCAATGTCCTGCTTTCTTAACCAGCACTTAACTGACTCTACATATGCTTCATCTACTTTATCCATTAATAATCACTCCTAAAAATTTAATTCAATGCTTTCTACCATTCTGCTATTAATAGTAACACCCTGTTGCGATGTCTTATCAAGGGTATGGTAACTTAAACATATTCCATTTGCTTCAACACCAAATACATATTTGTTCATATCATATGCTTCTTTCATATCACTCCACACTATATATTCTTTGCTACTTGCCATTGTAATTTTCCACCTATACATGTCTTAATCACTCCTCTATCACTCAACTATCTTTGAATTGACCTCTTTCTCTTTAATCTTAGTAAGTTTCTTATCATTCTCTACTTTATGAGGGTCACATTTCCAGTTAGCAAATGATCTATTAGTTAAATAAAACTTTTGTGCTCCTAAGTCAGGTCCTGAATACTTTTTAACTTTACTTACAATAACATTTTCTTTTACTAGTATTGTTTTTCCATCTTCTGCAAGAACTTCTTCTTTAACTTTTGTCAAGATTTCTTCTGTATATTCATATCCAAGACACTTTTTATATACTGCCTTTTCGACCTCTTGCGATTTCTTATCTTTTGCCGTAGCAATTCGCCCTTTTAGTGCTGCATTTGATGTTTTATATTTCCTATAAGTGGAATATGCAACTCCAAGTTTTATTGCAATTTCTTTATCTGTGTTATTGCCTTCAATCCAAGCCTCTATCTGGTCTAGGTGACTTTCTATTATTCCTTCAAAACTGTTGCTTCTTTCCATTTTTCATCACCTCATTATCGTAGCACTTTCGTATTTTAGGTGCTACGATATTTTTTATATCTTTTACATGCTATTTTTATTAGGTAATTTAATACATAAAATCACTAGGTAAGCATTGTTAAACACCGTACTTCTTATACTAAGAGTCCATTACTCATTTTTTTAATGCATATAATAGTAATGATTTTATTTTTTAGACTGAGTACCGATTATAAGAGAAACAAGGTATTTAGGGTAAAAAAATATATAAATTACTACTTTTTTATCTGTATCGCTTATTTAAGTCATCCATAGTGTTTTTAAACATTATCATGTCAATTCCAAGATACTTTTCTGTAGCTTCTTTGCATGAATGAGCTAACATCATTTGTGTTTTTGATATGTCACCAGTTATTATTTGAATATTAAGTGCATACGTTTTTCTAAGTGTATGATTACAAATATGATCTTTGATGCCACATTCTTTTCCTGCTTCACTTAGTATCTTTCCAAATCTATCTTCTGATATATGAAATCCAGTGTTTCTTGATGGAAACATATACTCATTATCTTTTTTATTTTCTATATATTTTTTTAGCTCTTTTATAAAATCTAAAGGTATAGGTACTTTTCTAGGAATGACATCAGTTTCTATGAAATTTATTCCTTTTTCTCTACAATAATGTTTTTTCATATTTACTATTTTATTTTCTCTTATGATAAAACATCTTATATCTATGGCCTCTTTTACATCGCCGACTAGCAGCCCTACCATATCTCCAATTCTATATCCTGTCTGCAGCATCAAACGAAATAGCATTTTATCTCTAGGGTTTCTGCAATTAAAATAATACTGTAGTCTCTTTACATCTTCCATATTTTCAATTGGTCTCATTGTATTACCCATTTCTCACCTGCCTTAGAGCTCCATGAACTTTCTTATAAGCATCATGTCCCATACACTCTTTTAGACTATTATTACAATTTTCAATTTTAACCTTTTTACTACTGCAGTAAGGACATGCTACATATCTACCTTTAGCCATCTTTTTAATATCTTCACTTAATAAAACAAATTCTGATCTACATGAAATACATTTATACCCTGTATAAATACTTTGCATGTCCTTGCCCCTTTCACGTAAAAAGGAACCCTTAGCACATGGCTTTGAGTTCCTTTTTGTTTCTATATTTTTCTAACAATATTATTATATATCATTAAAATGGATAAAACAGTGAATTTACAGGTAATTTTCAGGTAGTTTTTAGGTAGTTTTATATAAATGTGCTTTTGAGAGGTGAAATTACCACTAATAAGCTATCTAAAATTTGTGTACTTAGCTTTCTTATTTGTTCGCTAGATATATCATTTTTCTGTTTAAATTGGTTATTGAAATTTAATTCTATATTACTCCAACACATCTTTTCAAAATATTTTAACTCAACTATATATTTTTCTTGCTCTGTAAGTGATTTTAAGGCACCTTCTATTATGTCTGTTTGCAAATTATATCTATATATTCTGCTCCTATCCTCTGCAATCCATTCTTTAATAGTTTCAATTGTCAATTCACTATCACAAATTTCACGTTCAATAGGTGATGATGTATTCCTTAATGGTGCTCCTGGCATTCCAGGTTCTCTTGTATTAATTGAATAACCCCACGATGCAATCAATTCAGGATTATTCATTGCATCAGTATAAGCTTGTATTCTTGCATTTGTAGTATCAACTATGGATTTATTGACCTTATACCCTCTAAGTATTTTTTCTAACTGTATTTTGTTCAAATTTGTTTTCCCCCTATTATGTTATTTAAATAATTTGTTTAAGCAGAAAATCTTCTAAATTCATGCAACATATTAGCTTTTGTAGTTTTTGCATATATCGTTGTAGATGTAATATTGTTATGGCCCAAAATGCCCTGGATTATCTGTATTGGAGCTCCCGCATTTGCTAAATCAGAGGCTTTCGTATGCCTCATTTTATGAGGAAATACATTTACTTTTAATCCGCTTCTTATATTTATTTTTGTTATTGCTCGCTCTATGCTACGTTTCCCCAGTCTGTTAAATGGGAATTTTTCTGTTATAAACAATGCATCACTTTCGCCTTTTCTTGTTTTAAAATATTTTTGTAATAGTATTTTTGCTTTGATACTAAAATAAATTATACGTTCTTTATTACCTTTACCGATTACCACAGCTGTACATTCGTTCCAATCAACTTGGCTTATATTTAAGCTATATGCATCATGAAGCCTACAAGCTGAGCTATATAAAAATTCTGTTAACGCTTTTTCTCTATCTGTTATACAAGCCTGTCTAAATATTTCCATTTCATCTTCTGCAAGAGGTTGTCTTAATCGAACAGGTTCTTTAGTCGCTTTTAATCTTCTAGATGGGTCCTCTGGGATATACTTTTCATCACATAGCCATGAAAAGAAAGATCTTAAAATATACATCATTGTATTTTGGGTTCCAGGACTAAGATTTTTACATCTTTGCGATAAGTACATCCTTAAGTCCATAGTAGTTACGGTTGCAACTGGCTTTATAAGACAATTTGTAAACCTTAATAATTCTCCTTTATAATTCTTCAGTGTATCTACACTTAGTCCATCTAGCTTTTTACAAGCTAAATATATTATCAATCTATCCTCAATATCACTTGCCACTAATGCATTTTCTTGCGGTACAATATCATATTTATAAAGTACCTCTTCCGCGATTTGTCTAACCTTAAGTTGATCTATTGTTGGAAACTCTAACGTTAATTTACCAACTAACCTAATTATTACCTCATTATTTGCAATTGACATTCATGTGCCTCCTATAATTTTTATTTGCCACAAGGAGATACAGGTGTATAATTGCTATATACCCTTGTGGAATTTAAGAGATTAGAGAGCAACCTGTTGACTAGGCGGAGCTCTCTTTTCTCGTTATAGATACTATAATGAAATATTCAATAAAAACTTTGAAATTTTAATCTTTTTAAAATATATTTCTTTTGCTATCCTTTTACTGTTACAATAAATATAAGGAGCTGATAATATATGTGTAAATGTAATCTTAAACAAATTTGTGAAACCAAAGGTATAATCACTGTAAAAGAATTACAAACTAAGACTAGATTAAGCAAACTTTATATATTAAGAATGTGGAATAATAAAGATGTTGGTGAAATTCCACTTAGGAAATTTGATATGATTTGTGTTGACCTTGATATTTGTTTATTTGATTTAATAGAATTTCCTTGTGAAACAAATTCAATCAAATAAATAACTTTATATTATGCAACTAAATATTTTCTAGTTTCATTTTTAATTCTTTTAAACGGTCTCGTAAAACATCTAAAACTTTGTCTTTCATTTCTGTATTCATGTTATACTCAGCAGACTCTAGTCCACCATAAGCATTAGCTTTAAAAATATATTTTGTATCTTTTTTTATTATTTTACCTGTCCAAACATGCTCAGCCTTCCATATGAAAAACTCTAATTCTTTTATTTCTTTCTTAATTTTATTAGCTTCTTCTAGCTCATCGTTAGTCATTTAATCCCCTCCTAATCAATTTTGCTGTATTACATCATTGTTCTATCAACCTAACATTTGGTGGCTGTTTGTCTAACTGAGTTCCATCTACATACTGCAAGTGATCCTTTACCTCTGCTATAACTTCACCTTTACTATTACTTAACGTATATCCTCTTATTAGTATTACTTCTTTACCAGTACTTTCTTCTATAATCATAAAATCACTCCTTTCGTAATATTTTTGTATCTCATCTATTTATTTTCATAAGAGAAAAGAACACTTCCTATGCAAAGAGCTAAATAGCTGATAAACAAACTATATCCTGTGAAAATTGTTTTTAACCCAAGCATTGTTGATGTAAAAAATACAAGTAATATTAAGAACATGCCTACAGCCTTTATTATGTTAAATTTCATAACTCCTCCTTTGCTTCACCCTATTTTTTAATCCAACTTTAAGATTTTTGGATATACCACTCTTTCCTTAATAAATCTTTATAATAATTTGGTCTTATGCTTAAATACTCCAAAGCAAAATGCAAAGATTCAAATTTACGGTATGTTAAATATTGACCATATACCTTTATTTTTTTACCTTCTAATCCTGCTTGAAATGCTTCTTGCCATGTAACCCCTATATCCGTTTCTTTTTCTAATTCATAGTTGGTACACTTTTTACCATCCCAAAATGCACAATCTTTATAGCAACGCCAATTGTTAATGCCTCTACCCATGTAACACCCTAATCTTTTTTGCTTATCTTCACTAGATTCATTACTATTACTCATATATACCTCCTTCTTGAATTGCGCAACTAATCTTTTTTTATTATTTTTTCTATCTCATCAAGTCTTTCTCTTGCGTCTTCTAACACAATTCTTATTTGATTGTTAGAAAGAGAGCTTTCACCTCTAGGTGTTTTTATAGCAACCCAATGATTTTCTTTTGCTGCCTCTTCTATTACTCTAACTGTTTTTGATAATATCTCATGTTCATCACATAGTTTTTTTGCTTTCTCAATGTCCATTTTCCCATTTAACCCATTGACTAATTCGCCCCAATGCCCATGTTTTTTCATTATTTCTATAATCTCTTTAGCATAAACTTCATCAAGATTTATTATTGCATATCTATTTTCTTTTTTAATACCACTATTACAACCTTTAGATACTCGCAATCTTTCAATTAAATGAATTAAGTCATTAGCATCTACTGGGGCTAAGTATTTTTCAATATCCTCATTTTTTATAACAGTAAATTTATTCATAATATTCTCCTTTCAATGTGACATGATACTATTGAAGTGTGACTTAATTAATGTCAAGTATTAAATCTGAATTACCACCAATTTTTTCTATTTTCTTCTTTAGTTTTCTTATTCTTTTTTCTCCAATATCGTAGGAGGTATGCCCACCCATTAGTGTTAGTTCCCTCTCTTTCTGAATCCTATATGTCAATACTAAGGCTCTTTCTTCTCTGCTTAAAAACATAATTAACTCCTTTCGATTATGACGTATTTTTCTCATATTTTGTAGTAACAATCACCTATATCCAATTAAATTCTTTACCGCATTTCTTGCAAATTCTTAGTTCCTTACCATTTATTTTATTTTTGATTATTAGTGTATTTTTTAATTGGGTATGTTTTTCACAAAGCTCGCATTTTGAACATTTACAACTCATTGTTGCACCTCATTTCATATTTTGAATTTAGAATAACTATTTGTGATAATACTATTTACCTCAATTATTAGCTCGTCCCTATTCATTTTTGTATAACCTTTTATTTTATTTTTTCTGCAAGTATATCTAAGGTCTGTAATAGTCCAAGTTTCTACAGCTGGTATATTAATTATTATTGGTTTTTCTTTTTCCATTATATTTTTTTACCTTTCAGTTGCCCGGAATTACCGAACAACTCCTTTTTGTGACTTCACGAATATGTTTATTTTTTCATGTTTTGACTAATTATTGTTGCTATCATAACTATCACTTTTTGTATTCATTCCACAATTTTCACAATCATTGTTAAAACTACATTCATCCATTTCTTTATCATCTATTTCAATGACTTTGCAGTTTTTCCATTTGCATAAGCCATCTAAAAAATCCAGTTTAATTTCTCCAAAGAACAACTAAATATCCTCCTTATTTTCTCATATTTTGTATTAACTAAAATCCATATTTATCGTATTCTTCACGTAATTTACGGTTTTCTTTAACAAATCCATTGTAAATACTTTCTTGCAACCCTTTATTTTCAGTAACTATTGCACAAGGACATGAATGCTCATAACACATGCCCCAGTAACCACACCCATAGTTTATTTCCATTTCTTTAAATGTTTTCTCACTTAACATTTACTGGCACCTCGTTTCATTATTTTCAGTTTTTCTATAGCTTCAAGTGACAAATCTAATACCCATCTATTACCGCAATCATCACATTCTAAACTCAAACTTTGTTTATTTTCCTTGAATTCATATTCACTATGGTTACTTTTGCCACATATAGGACAATCCAATAGGTCAGAATTTGCTAAATCATCATCCAAATTACCTAATTCTGTTTCAGATTTATCAGTAAAGAGGTCCATAAATGAAATACACCTTTTATCTAAATAATAATTATCAAAATCACCCTCGTATGTCCCAACTTCATTGTTGCAACTACTTCCAACTGAAATTATTCCTCCGCAATATGCACATCTGTGTATCTTTCTAGTTTTCTTTATTTTTTTACTTTCCCAAAAGCTCATGATCTTTAACCTCCGCTTTCTTTGCCTTTATATTTCCACTACATCTATCCTCTCCATGTCTAAATTGGTCATAGTGTATATTGTCATGGTTTTTACATTTATCGCTTCTCCAGCCACATAGAACGCATTTTTTATTCATTATTTTCCTCCATATCGGTTAATTGATCACACCATTTACAAAAGGCTTTTAGTATTGGTATTGCATTGTCTCCAGCGGCCCATCCACAAAACCCTATAAACCCATCCTTATTAAAACTAATACATTCCCTTTGAGTAAAATAATGACTATTCACATATAGATAGCACTCAATTAATTCTCCGTTGTTTGTAAACTTACTTTTTATTTTTAAACTCATCCTCATGGTATCAACTGACATTTCGTGATTTTTGCAAGCAGTTTTAATGCTTTTATTTAACAACATAGCAAGTACACAAATATCACCCTCAGTTATGTTGTTATAAGTAAGTCCTTTATCTTTAAAACACTGTCTAGCTTTTTCATTCCCAGTTAAAATCTTTGGGTTTTTACCTTTTTTAAAACGTCTTATTTTAAAATCTTCATCCGTTGGGTCAAATAATTCAAAGTCAGCTGTATTCCTAATTTCAGTATCATTTATGATTGCCCACCACATATTATTTAAATTGCGATATACTTTCCCACGCATTAGCCTGCCATCCCAATGTCTGAAATATTTTATTTGTCCATTTAATATGGTCTTTTTATCTCTATCTGTATTGTTATAGCTGCCTTCGCATGTTGTACCATCTAAATCAGATAATTCAAAATTCATATCTTTTTGTGGGTAATGGCAACTACTTACCCAATCATTTTTAATTTGATCTTCCGCAAGTTTATATTCATGCTTTTCTTTATTTTCTACACCTAACTTTTCTAGAAATTCAGCTATTTTATTTGATTCATTAATAAATGCTAGTTTTATTAAATAGGGCATCATACTAAATTTATTAAAATCATAAAAACCACCACTTTTATTCTTTGTATTTATTTCTTGATAAAATTCAATCCCAAATCCTGCTGGGTATCTATGTGTTTTAAATCTTAATTCGCATTTTTGTCCAGCTCTATGATCTTTACTCAAGCATTTATAATCTTTTTCAATCCTAGGATCTTTGCCTACTTTGAATCCCCTTTTTTTCATAAAATTTAATACCTTATCAAGAATTTTGTAATGTGTCCAATCCTCTGCTAATATATCTTTTCTTTCTCCCGAATTATTATAAAAATTAATACTTACTGAATCTTTATATACAGTAAAACTATCTATACTCATTAATAATTTGCCCCTCTCGATTTTTAATTAGTTACTTCACACTATTTATCAAGAGTGGCTTACCAGCCACTCCACTCACCTAAATTTGAATACTCTTCCAACCCCATTTCAATACACTGGAACTTTATTTCTTCAACCTCAAATTCTTCTCCAATATTTAATTTTTCAATTTTATCCATAGTATCTTTTGTACCAATATCTTTGTTGAATTCTCTTATATATTCCTCAATCTCATTTTCAAAATTATGAGGATTTTCAGTAACCCAACCTATTTCTCCACAAATGAAAATTTGAAATAATTTAATCACACTTTCATCCTTCTTTGGTACTGGAATATCATGGCCACAACTTCCACATTTCCAAACTTCTAAGTTGTGAGCACACGAATACCACCTTGTTAAGCATTTAGGACATATTCTTTTCTGCATTAAGTACGTACCTCCATTTATTAATTTGTTTTTCTATGGCTCTCGCACACTTGAATCTTTTTAACTTTAAGATTTTCAATTTTATGTTTCTTGCACCAACCATTATTATTAAATTTGCACCCCTGACATACATACTTGCTGCCCATATGGTCCTCCTTATTTATAATCTTTCAGACATTTTGCTTATTAAATTTGAAAAAGCATCTTTGCATTTAACATAAGTTTCAGGATCATCCTTTTCTATTTCAGCTATTACTTTCAATTGATCAGCAAACATTAGATTAAGTATTCCATGATTTTTTCTAAACTTTTTAAGCAAAGGATTGTTATCTCGAATATCTTTTGCCCTAAACCCCTCAAGCTCTTTTTGTATTTCCTCAGGTACCTTTTCAATTATTACTGGTTCTGCAGTTATTACGTCAATAGGTCTTTCTTTGAGTTGTGATTCGAGTTCATCTATCTTTTGAGCTGAGCTATCTAAATCAGTTTGTATTTCCGTTAGTGATGCCTGGAGCCTTATTACCTCTTCATCATTTCCAACAGCTTTGGCCTCTCCAATAAATGTTTGAAGTTTTGCAATTTCTTCTTTAGAATTTTCTTTCTCCTTTTTCAAATCATCCTTTTCTTTTTGAAGTGTAATTTCTATGGCTTTTAACTTATTTTCATATATTTGTTTATCGTCTATAAGTTGTTTTTTCAATTTTTCAGATTTTTCAAAGTGTCCTTTATTTGTTTTTTCTAATTTACTATAGCTATCTGATATTTTTTCATATGAATTATGCTCAGTTTCTATTTGTGCCTCTGCTGCCTTTAATTTGTTTTCCAGTTCCTTTTTATCTTTTATAGCCTGTTGGAACTCTTTTGTTGTCATTTTATCCACTTCATTTATCTGAATAAATTCTTTGCGGTTAACTTCATCAAGTTTTGATAGTGCAAGTAGCTTAACCATTCCCAAATGTCCTATTTGTGCCATCGATGTCACATTGTACCCTTCTGATATTTCAATATATCTATAAGCATTTCGCTTTGAATAATCTAGTTCCTTTTCAACATACTCCTCAAAACTTTTACAACTCTTTTCAGTGTAGGTTTTATTATCTCGAATGTATTTAAGTTCATTCCCTATATTCCACAAACCCATTCCAACAAAATTTTCATTGCTTTTTATTACTATTTCGCTTTCTCCTATTGATTTTAAAACGCTTGATAACTCATTCATATCCATTTCCTCCTTTAATTTAAGCTGTTAATCTTACTCTATTTTCCTTAGTTTTCTTCTCTAATTTTTCATTTTTAAATGCATTAACAAAATTCGCAACTTCTTCATTTGCAGAACGATTATTCTTACCATGCACTTGAATAATAATATTGTTTTTGACTTCTACAGTATAATAAGGCTTGTCCAACTCAGATGCTTTGCGTATAAACAATATATTAGTTTCTCCACTTGCATGCCTACCAGCATACATCCCTACACAGTGACTAAGTGCTGCACCTTCTGCAATAAGTTCATCAGAACTTTCAGCAGCTCTAATCATTAAGCCATTATATTGGAACCTATATCTTTCTAGTAATTTCTTTCTTTCTTTCATTTTTAAATTCAAAGTCTCATCAGCCTTTAGTTTTATTTGTTTTATAGTGTTTTCATGAGATGTATATAAATCGCGAGGCAGAATAACATTTTCACTACTTAAATCCATTCCAAGTTTTATACAATCATCTATATAATCCCTCCATGTAATGACCGTATCACTTACATAGTGGCTAAGAATCTCTTTGCTTCGCTCTTCGGTCTGCTTTTCTATATATCTAATTGCCTTTTTTAATGAAGTATATTTTAAAATGCCATATATTTTATTGTAATTTCCAATATAATGCTTAGAAAACTCTGAAATTTGCTCAAGTGAAAGTTTAGAGCCATCTTTTTTAGCAATTTGAAAATACTTAAGAAATAAAAATGTGATTTCAATTTTTTTTGTCTTTATTTCTTTCAAATCACCTTTATTGATTTTCAACATTTTAAACAAAGTATTTCCTCTCCAGTTAAGAGCACTATATGTTTTGAATCCTAACAACTTATCTCTTACTAACTCATTCAAACCAGTCTTTGTAAGATACTCAATCTTTGGATACTTTGTATAAAGGTCAAAATATTCTACTATATCGTCGTTTATATACCTTCTGTAATCCTTATAACCACAATACTGAAATGGAGTATCCTTTACTGCATCTTCTATACTCTTCTCCGAGCATTGACAAGCTGTATTTATATTTGCTAAACTGCCCCTGTAGTACTCGCTATAAATTTTTCCAGTCTTCCCGTAACTGTATAAGTTTATATCTTTAGCTCCCGAGTAATAGAATTCTCTTTGGAGCATTACGCTTGCTCCTAATCTAAAGATATAAAGTGCAGTTTCTCCATACTTTGTTTTAACATTATGGTAATCATATCTATAGTCTCTTACTGCATATATACCTTTTGCTGTAATCACATTAGGATCCTTTAGAGATTTTTGATAATAAACAAAATATGCTTCATCTATCATTGTGCTCCTACCCATGCCACTACTTTTTATAGTACATACACTTTTACACCTAGGACATTCAGCCTTTTTATTATGTTTTAAACTCTCACTTTTAAGTTCTGTCTTGCAGTGAGTACAGTAACCATATTGTTGTCTGCCCTCGCGTCTAGTGAATATATATCTTTTAGATTTAAATACTTCATTAGTTGCATAATCCTTTGTCTCTTTGCTTATTGCTTTTGTGAAATGTTCAAAGTATTCTTCATATTCTTCATCCATCTTTTATCCTCCCTTAAAAATCGAGTTCAACATTAAATTCAATAGGTTTTTCATCTGATACCTGAATAACTTCAACCGGCCTTGGAATAACACTTGGATTAACTGTCTTGATATCAAAATATTTTAAAACTATACTAAAGCCTTCGTGATCTGTTAATACTGCGCAGTTCGCAACTTTCTTTTTCTCCGCTTCTTTTTTCATTTCATTCAAGCTTGATCCAATAGTTTTTCCTTCTTGAACAATTTTTTCTGCACTACTAGGATTACTCTCAAGATATTGGAGTAGAAACTCTCCAACTACCTGAATATAAGGATTATTTTTGCTTCCAACAATTTCAGCTTTAATTTTTTCAATAGCTTTATTTAACATAGTTTTTCACTCCTCTTACATAATTAAATTTTAAATTAATACCAATCACGTGAATTTCTCACATGAATCCATTCAGCTTTGTCATACATCTTATAATCAAACCTAAGATAATTACTATTTGATTTATCTTTACAAAACTTAATACTAATGGGAACAATAGTCTCTCTTGCATCTAGTCCCCAAGCTTGATAAAAATTAATTAAAAACTGTTTAAACATCTCTTTGTTTGCTTGCACCTTAAGCTTTTCAAATCCTTTTACATCCTCAGCGATTAACATATTTTCAACATCCATTTAAGCGCCTAAAAGCTTTTTAAACCTATTTTTCAATTTCTTGCTTTCTTCCGCCTCTATATATTTATTTAATTTTGTAACTTCTAAATCGGAAATTAATAACATCACATGGCATTTGTCTAGCCTTAATTGCACGCTATCCATTTCCACTTGCAAGCATTGTAAATCCTGTTTGGCAATGATAACCTCATTATCTTTTTTTAAATACATTTTTAAGCTTGCGCTTGACTCCAATTTCATTATTTTATTTTTTAATGCTGATATTCTACCACTCATAATTTCACTCCCTTAATTTATTTACTTATTTATTTTCTTTTAAAACATAGTACGTCCACAGTCTCAGTTTTTGAATATTAGCCTTCTCTCCGCCATCGTATCTAGTTAGACTATGCATCTCCATCGTATATTTAATAAGCTTGTCCAGCTCCTCTGCAATTTCTTTTAGAGTGAATATATCCTTATTCAGCATCTTTATATCCTAATAACTTATCTTCTAAGTCTTTATAGTAACCGGCTTCATGCTCTCTCTCGCTACAATTATTAACAAAGTCACTTTTCTTGCAGCCTTCTTTTTTATACTTAGGCTCTTTCATTTGCAATATTAGAGTCTCATAATGTTTGCGAACTTTATCCGGTGATAAAATATTTTTATACCAAAATTCATTGTTCTGAGCAAATGCTATTATATTTTTTATATCTTCTGTTTTCCTATTATCCAATCTTATGATTGCATCAAATTGCTTGGACCATTTTTGCATATTAGGCTCTTTTGCTAGTTCATTATTCCTTTTAATATGATTCCATAAAAAAGTAGATAATCTGTATTCGTCAGAATCGGATAAAAAAGTTTTGTTAATCTTATCTATACTAGCCTTACCTAACCTAGCCTTACCTAACCTAACCTGAGTATCCACTTCGTGTACATTTTGTATACATTTTGTATCCATAAGATTATATGTGCCATTATCATTTTCTAAAGAAGATTTTTCTTGGCCATATAATGTTTTTTGATACCTGTCTTTTTGTATATAATTGTGTATTTTCCAATGTTTAATTACGCAAATTCCGCTTTCAAAAGGTATTATAAAACTTTTTGAAACTAATATTTTCAAATCATCACTTGAACAATTAACCATTTTTATTATTTTCTGTGGAGAACCTACAAACCCATCATCATCAGCTCTCATTGAAAGTTGGAAATATAGTAGCTGAGAGCTAACTGGCATATCTAAAAATAAATCTGTATCTATAATTTTAAGTGCAAACATTCTTCTTTGTGCCATTCAGTGCCCTCCATGTTGATTTATTCAGTAAATATGTTATACTATTTTTGAATTGTTTTGTCTGGACCCTCTGATAAGGGTTCTTTCTTTGTTATTGGCTTGTCAATTTCTTGTATAGCTTCTGATACTGTGTATCCATAAAAATATAATTCAACTATCTTTTGTAAACTTTTCTCTATAATTCTTTCCACCTCATTACCTTCTTTTAAGCACATCTTTTAAATATTTCAGCACTCTTTGCTGCTATATCCAAAACATAAGCTAAATTTGTATATTTTTTAAAACTAATTCTGTTAAATTTAATATCATCGGTAGCTATTTCCATTATTATTACAAACTCTTCATCTGTAATAGCCTGTCCTATGAGTTGCGCTATAAGCACCTTTAACATTACATTGCCTCCTTAAACTTATTACCCTCTGGCGGGGAGCTTGTACACCATTGCGGTGTAGCATTGTTAGAATTAACAAGATGTGTATTCAATTTATATCTTTTGTGTATTAATTTTTATTAATATTTAAGTTTTACGAGATATTTCGGGTTATTGTGATTTTAGTCATACCACCGAATTCTTTGTTTGCTATTTTTTCTAAAACATATGCTATACCTTCAAAAACTTTTTTTTCTTCTGCTGCGGTAATAGTCGGTTTGACTATTGTTACTTGAACCATATAAACCACCTCTATATTTCTTATGAAATCATCAGCTTGTACTATACCTTGATTGCTTTTACTATAAATATTTATTTATTTTTTTTACTACTTTTATTTATTAGAAAATCAATGTCTTTAAGAAGTTGATCCTGTTTTTTTAAAACTTCTGATTGTCTCATTCTTACCCTCCATATACATATTATTTATTTCGTTAACTTCAATTTCATAAAAGTCCGAAAACCTTTTTGCAACATCAACTGTTAAGCTTACTGTGCCAATCTCAATGTCATTGAGATGCTTTCCACAGATACCGATTTTAAGTGCCACAAACTTTCTTTGAAGCCCTTTGTCGTACCTTAATTTTCTCAAACCTGTCATTATTTGCTCACCTCCTATGACTATATTCTCACATTATGAAAGAATAGTAAATAATCATATTCGCCAGTTTTCTTTGATTAAACTCCATAATGCGAGAAAATAATCCCATTTACTAGTATTCTCACACTTTGAAAGAATAATTTGTCGTTCGTATTCTCTTGATATGTGAGAATAAAAGATATACTATAGTTAAGAGGTGTTAAATATGAATAAAATATTTGCTGAAAAATTAAAAGAATATAGAAAAGAATTAGCAATAAAAAGAAATGAGAAGGTCGGTCAAATCCGACTTGCTACTGAACTAGGAATAAGTAAGGGTAATATTGGAAACTTAGAAAGTGGTAAACGACCGCCATCTAAAACAATTTTAATAAAGTTAGCAGAACATAGTGGTAAATCCTTAAGTTTCTGGATGAATGGTGTTGATGAGTACGAAGCACCTAATACAGTAGATTTAGTATTAGATAAGATGATAGAAGCGGACTTGATAAAAGATACTGATCTTAGTGATGAAGCTTGGGAAATCATCAAAAAAGCTGTACTTTTAGAGATTGAGAGGAAAATAAAATGAAGATAGCTATTTATTTAAGGAAATCTAGAGCTGATGAAGAATTAGAAAAGACTTTGGGCCAAGGTGAAACTCTCTCTAAGCACAGGAGGGCTCTATTAAAATTTGCTAAGGAAAAAAAATTAAATATCGTAGAAATTAAAGAAGAAATAGTTAGTGGTGAAAGTCTATTTTTCAGGCCAAAAATGTTGGAACTTTTAAAAGAAATTGAAGAAAAACAGTACGATGGTGTTTTAACGATGGATATACAGCGTCTAGGGCGTGGTGATATGCAAGACCAAGGCATAATATTAAAAACATTTAAAGACGCACAGTGCAAGATTATAACCCCTCAAAAGACATATGACCTTGATAACGACTTTGATGAAGAATATAGCGAATTTGAAGCATTTATGGCTAGAAAAGAATTAAAGATGATAAATAGACGTATGCAGGGTGGAAGAGTCCGTAGCGTAGAGGATGGAAACTACATATCCCCAAACCCTCCTTTTGGTTATGACATTACCTTTATAAATAAAAGTAGGACCTTACAGCCTAATGAAATTGAAAGTGAAGTTGTGAAATTAATATTTAAAATGTATACAGAAGGTTCTGGAGCAGGTACAATTGCAAATTATTTTAATAGTTTAGGATACAAGACAAAGTTCGGCAATGAATTTGGAGCTAGTAGTATTTTATTTACTCTAAAGAATCTTGTCTATATTGGAAAAGTTACTTGGAAAAAGAAAGATATCAAAAAATCAAAGGATCCAAATAAGATTACTGATTCAAAGACAAGAGCTGTAGAAGAATGGATAATTGCTGATGGAAAACATCCAGCTATTATAAAAGAGGAAACTTTTAATAAAGCTCAGGAAATTTTAAAGGGAAAATATCATGTACCTTATAAATTTGCGAGTGGTGTTGCAAATCCCCTTGCAGGTTTAATTGTGTGTGATCTCTGTGGTGGTAAAATGTTTATGCGAAAATACGGAGATAAGGATGCCCACATTAATTGTAAAAATAAGTGTGGTAATAGAAGTGCTAAATTTAAATACATTGAACATGAAATTATATTATCACTTGAACAATATTTAAAAGATTTAAATGTCGAATCTGAGAATATCGCATCTACTGTCGATGTAGATATATATGCAAAGCAAATTGAGATATTAAATAGAGAACTGGGTACATTAAGCTCCCAAAAACTTAAATTATTTGATTTACTAGAGCAAGAGATTTACACAAACGAAGTATTCATTGAGCGTATGAATAATATCTCTAATCGTACAGACGCTATTGAAAATGAGATTTGCAACATAAAAATTATAATAAAAAAACAAAATAAAAAAACAAATAATAATAGTACCACTAAAATAAAAAATGCAATTGAAAGTTATAAAAACACAAACGATATAGCTCTAAAAAATGAGTTATTAAAAAGTGTATTATATAAAGTTGAATATAAAAAGACTAAAGAACAGAGGAATGATAACTTTACAATCAAGCTATTTCCTAAGGTTTAGTCTATATGTCTATCATATGGAACGCTATTCATTTCCCTCTTTATCTATACCAATAGGATCCTGCAGGTATACTTCACCTTTTGTTTTTTTATTATTTCGAATAAGCATAAGTATCTCATTTTCTATGCACCTTGCGGCATAGGTGGCAAGCCTTG